ACGAACTTTGACATCAGAAGATTGATATGAAGGAAAGGTAAACTGCTTAGTTGCATTACCATCCCCAGTGTATTCTACGAATGTTGTTGCCATTTATTTGTATATGTTGAGGATGTTAGCTGTTGTATCTTGCTTGGTTTGTTGTGCAAGCTCTCTTGCCCGTCTATCTCTAATAGCTTCTGCAACATCATAGCGTGTGCTAATTGAAGCCCATGCCTGTTGCCTTGCTCTATCAAATAATCTTTTTATCATTATATTATGGTAGTAGTCTCGTGCGTCATATTCTGCACGTCTACCAGATCTAATGTCTTCATACATCTTATCCATTGATGCTAACATTTTAGGATCTACAGCCATCTTATCAAGTTCTCGTTCTAAGTTTTGTAAGCCAATAGCTCGTTGAAACTCAGATCTTATACGAGGCATGTCTGTAAGATTAGTACCGTCAGGAGCATAGTATGTAGATTTACGTAAATCATAACCACTGTCAAACAAGAAGTTTCTACCCGGGCTTTGATCTAGACTAAGAGATATAGGACTGACTGCGTTAAATGCACGAGTCAAAAAATCCCAATCTTTCAGAGGTTTACCGTTAAGCATGTCATACTTAAGAGGTAACTTATTTTCACCCTCTGCAAAGTTTTCAAAAATTAAGTTACGGTTACGTATTGATTGATCTACACCAGAGCTTATTTCTCTCATGTATGGTGTCAATAGTTTACCGAGTTCGTTACGTAGACCAGCAAGTGGTATCTGGTTGTTAGCTAGACCAGCTATGATTCTATCAAACTGACCGGGGCGACCAGCAAATAAATCTACAAATGACTGAATACCAGCTAGATAAGACTTACTTGTAATAGCCTGTGCTACGACTAAAGATATTTTCTGTAGTTCACCTTCTGTCCACTCTTGACCCATCAGCTCGCTTGCATCACCTATGTCAGCGATTGTAGACATAATAAGGTTAAATGGTTCGAACTGGTCATAACCGACACGAACTGCACCTAGTTTAATTGTTCTTGGCTCCCACTTACTGTCAAGCCACAGTTGCCTTTTTTGCCTATCAACTGGGCCGTTACCATTAAGATCACCACGCATCCAAGCTTGTGCTGCCATAAATGTCACAGCAGAGCCTATCGCTAGTCGACCTGTTTGTAAAGCCTTTGCGTTAGCTAGCTCAACAGGATTAGTGATACCATACTTAGCTACGTTATCTAGATTATCTGGTCTTGCTAGTGCTATCTCGTTAAACTCCTTGACTAAGAAGTTAAATCCGGGTGTAAACTTACCTGTAAGTGCAAGTCCGTTTACGCCAGTTCTAGCAAACAAAAAGAATGGTTTGGCTAGAGGTGCAGCACTAAACACATCATTAAGACCTTTGGCAAAGCCTGTAAGTTCTTGTGTAAGTGTTACTTCTTTACGTCCAAACTTTGTAGCTTCGTCTATAATGTTACCGTTAGTATCAAAAATCTGTGAGTAGAAATCGTCTTCGTATGCTTTCATTAAGTCTTTTGTTATTTTAGGTGTTCTATATCCACCCTCCTGTAACTCAAGAACTTTACGCATAGCTTTCTCACGCATCTTAGCACGACCTAGTATGTATGCAAACGCATCATCAGTCGCAGCCATAATCTTTGTAGAGTATGTTAAGAAGTTACTGTTGTTCATACTACGTGCCATGTTAGCTACACGAAACGCTGCGGTTTCAGCAGCTGATGCTCTACCACTATCTTCTGCCCAACGACGTAATACTTCCCAGTTTTCATCACCTTTACTATACTCAGAAAATCTAGTCTTAATAGAAGCTATATCTCCTTTCCAGTATGAGTTTAGTCTATCTCTAAATAATGTAAATGATTCTGGTATTGCTTCTAACATACCGTTAACAGAAGCAAGACTAGACTTGAATGTAATAGCATCACCATTAAATGGATAGCGTAAACCAGCACCAATAACAGTAGCTAGAGGTCTAAGAAATGTTGCAGTAGATGTACCCATAATAGCTCGAAGTGGTGTTTTAGGGCCAGATAGTATACTGTGTGTCATTACACCTTCTAGTTCACGTATAAGTGTACCAGTACGGTTTATACCACCGGGTTCAAGCTGTCCACCAAGTATAACCTTACGTGCCCAATGATCGAAGTCATCTAAAGTATTCATGTCCTTCATCATAGAAAACGCTTCGTATACTGCCATCAGTAAGTCATCGTCACCATCTTTTGCTATGTTTAGTACAGAAAGGATAGCTTCTCTTGATGCTTCGACATCTTTTCTGACTACTTCGTTGATTGCATTTTTACGCTTTTTACCAACTCCTAGTTCTCTAAATGAATCAGACTTAACAAATCTAGCTTTTTTAGTTAAGAATAATGCAGATAGCATTGTATCTACAATTTGTTTAGTTGGGCCATCTATAGCATCTAGGTCAACAATATCAGCTATTTCTCTACCAGCAATACCAGTATCTCGTAGCTGTTTGAGTAGTGTACCTACAACAAGGTCAAGAGTAACAACGTCTTTGGATGTTAGTATCTCAATACCGTCTACCATGTCTTTTTGTGACTCTATAACATCTTTTAGATACTCTCTTGCTGACATATCACCAGCTTCTCTACCTTGTGTAATACGTTGGTGTGCATCTACATGTTCTCTAAATTTATCAGCAAGTGCTTTTCTGTCACCTTTTGCAGCTTTAAGTTCTTTTGCAAACTTTTCGCTACTCATCAGTGTCTTTGCTATACGCTCTACAGTTTTATCATCTGTCTCACCAAACTGTGCAATACGTTCACGTTCTACTGGTGTTGTTACAGAACCAGCAGATCCTTCTTCCGCACCCCACTCTTTACGAGTACGTGACAGTTGTGTACGTGCAAGCTCTGGCTCTACCTGTGATATGTGTGCACCTTGATGTGGTTCTGCAAGAGGTCTATTCTTGTCTGCTCTAAACTCTGTTTCGGCTCTACGTAGCTGTGCTATACCAGCCTCTAGTGTTTGGTCATCAAGACTTTTATTACGTTTTATAATCTGATCTACGACAGGTTTACTGCCTTTCTTAAGTGTGTATGCTACGCCATCAAACACAAGACCTATGCCCATACCTTCAACGATGTTTTTTATCTTCATCATTACAGGATGGTCTGTGTCTTTTGTAGCTAATGGTGTATCAGCCCAACCATATCTTTGACGTAATGCACCGAGTACATTCTGCTCGTCTGACTCTTTTGATATAAGGTCAGACACAGCTCCTATGGCTGCACCACGAGCTAAACTGCTGGTAGTAAGACCTACAAGACCAGCTGGAATCGTAACCACACCTGTAGCTGCTGCTGCCTTAGCTGCTGCAACTGTTCCTAATGCTAAACTACCAAAGTGTACCAGACCTCTAAGCTGTTTACCCCACCATGTTTTGGTTTCTATAGGGTTATCGTATGAGTTAAATGGTGTCCACTCTGGGGTATATTGACCTTTCTCTTCTTTTTCTCTCTGCATTTCGCCTGATAACGCATCTATTGTACGCTCAGGGAATGTGGCTAGCGATGACGCTGTGTCCTGTAAGCCTCCTGACAGTATTGACTGACCCTCTTTGATGAGTGCCTTAGCACCCCAAGTTTCAGCATTACGTGGATCGACTTGCTCAGATACAGCTTGTTCTTCTTTTTGGATATCTTGCTGTGCAGCTACTTGACGAGCTTGTTCTCTTTGTCTGAACTCGTCAATAGCTTCTCTAGTTTTGTCAGCAATAAAATCTATATCATCCTTATCTGGATCGAACCCATCACCACCTGTATAGGATTGTGTCATGGTGTTGTAAAGAATAATTTAGGTGAATTTGCTCTCTTTTTGTCTGCTTCTGCTTCATTAAAAGTTTTTAAGCCTTTTTCAACATCTGTTAAAAATACCTCTGCTATTGCACCAGATAAGTTATGTAGTTGTAGGAAGGACATACCTTTTAGTTGTGGAAATATAGTGTTAAAAGCTTCTATTTCCTGTGGGTTGAAGTGGTTTAGTTTGGTTACAAGTCTACCATCTGGAGAAAACTCCATACCTCGTATTGATTGGTTACGACTTAGTTTGTAACGCATAAGCTCAAAAGCCATAAAGTCTTGGAAGTTTTCGTCAAACTTTTGCTTTTCAAACATGGGTCTGGGAATACCAAATGCTCTTTTAAATCCGGGTTGATTGTATATTTGCATAAACTGTTCTCCAGTCAGACCATATCTACCCATTTGTACCTTTGGATGACGTTCAGCAACCTTAGCTATATACTCAATATCTCTTTCTCTTATGTCGTTACCAAAAATGTTTGCACCTATATTTGTACGGTAGTTATTAGTCATAGCTGGGCCAGTATTGTAGTACTCGTAGCCTGACTTTCTGTTGCCATAGTTACCATTAGCATAAATACTTTCCATACCATTGAGCATGTTTTGTGCATGCTTACCACCATCTTTAGTAGCAATATTATGAACATGATGTGTACCACCACTGTTAAGATACTTCTTTTCTTCTAAGCTTAGGTAGTCCATGTCAGATTTAATTCTAAATCCAAATGTAGGATCATCAACAAACGCACCTGTAGCACGTAAGCGTTCAAACATTATTTCTTGTGCGGTTAGTAAATTACCTTGGTCATCTACCAAACCCGCTTTTCTAAAGTTTTTAAAGTATTGTAAAACTTCTGGTTCTAGTTTACCACCGCTTCGTACATATAGTAGTGCTTTTTCTAAGAAAGGTGCTTCTCCTTCATGTACATCTTTAGAAAATAGTAAGCTTTTGTCAGCTTTATACGCTTTGCGTAAAGCTTCTGCCTGTTCAGTTCCTTGTACGTACAATCTACGGCCCAAGCCATCATACTCTCCAGCTTCAAAGTTTGCTTTTATCTCTTGCACACGACTTTTTAAAAAGCTATCTACACCACCGCCAGCTTCTATTTCTAGATCTAGCTGTGTTTTTTCTCCTGTTGTACCTTCGACTACTTCTGCTGCTAGTATATCTTCTAGCTGCTTTGCTAAGAATAAATCGTCAGTAGTTATTGTAGTATCTTGACCTAGTTGTTTTTTTCTGTCTTTTATCATCTGTAAGATTATCTTACTTTGATCGTTGATGAGACTAGCAAACTCAAGTCTTTTAGCGACGCCTTCAGTAATAGCACCTTGTTCTACCTTAGTAAATAGACTAAGTATTTTTTCTGGTATCTGTTTGTCAGGATCATTAGGGTTGTATAGAGTTTCGTCACCAGTAAACATAGTAAGAAGTTGGAAAGCTTCTGCCTGTGTTACACTTCTGTTAGGTCTTTTAGCTGCTCGTTCTATTAGAGGTTTATAGTTTTTATCTAGAAATGCTGTTACATTAGAAGCATGTGCATTTTTTATATCCTGTGACTCTGTATCCTGTGCATCTTCTATAGCCTTTTCTATAGTACGAATAAACTGTGTTACCTTGCTGTAACGCTTTGGCTCTTTTAAAACATCAATAGATGCTTGATACTCTTCAATATTACGAAAGTCAGTCTTTGTACCTCTATCAGAGTATGGTAAATTATTAAGTACAGCTTGCAAATGCGGGATCATACTAGGATCATTCTTTGCAAAGTTAGCTAAAGTCTCACCAAAATACATTAATGATTTGAACTTTGAATCTTCAGCTCCTGCAAATTGACTAGCTTCTATCTGTGATAAAAGGTTTGTACCTTCTTTATCAGTAAATAGTCCTAAGTCTTGACCCTGTGCTGGTGATAAATTTATAGCCGCAGCGTAATCTTTTATCTTATTATCAAGAGTTTCTTTTATATTTTTCTCGTACTGAGAAGTATAGTTAGATTCCCAGATATATTCTCTAGCTGTTAGGTATTTGTCTATGTGTGGTTGAACGATATTTAAAAAGTTTTTCTTATATCTACCACCAGTTATATCATAGCCTGCGTTGAAAGCATCGACATGTATTTTATTACGTACAAGTCTTTGTGCAAACTCTGCTACACGTAAAGCCTCTTGTGGATCTTTTATATTTTTATGACCTAAAGAAGCTAAAACAGAATCTATAGCTGTATTAAATACGTGTGGCTTGATACCTCTAAGATAGTTTCTTAGGCTACCATCTGGGTTGTAAGCAAACTCAATATCACCTAAAGTTTTTAGCACGTTATCTCGAGTAGACCTGAGATCTACCTTGCCATCAGTTCTTTTTAGCTGTGCCTTAAAAAAATTACCTAGAGTTAGTGCCGCAAAGTCTTGATCGTTTTCAGCTTTTTTTAGTGCTTTGAAGTCATTGATAGCTTGCTCATCATCTTTGAAGTTCTGCTCATCTATCTCGTCACTAGCTCTTTGTGCAGCTAGAGCCTTGGCAAAGTCGTCTACCTTACCTGTTATATCGACAATAGCCTGTAATCTTCTATCAAAAGTTTTAGCCCGATTCTCCTCAATCTTCATCATGTCGTCGAAGAATTGCTTAGTATCTGCTATGTTAGCGTCAATCTGTTCGTTGACCGCCTTGGTCATATCGGGCTCTGTTTCTAAGTAATTAGTTTTACTTATATCGGGTAACTCATCACGTGGAGTACCGATGACGTTTCCAAATGATGATGTCATGCGACCTCCATATCAATATCAATCTGGCTATAATCTACAGTTAGATAACCTTCTGGATGTATACCTACAGCCATAGGATTCTTCTTAATAACATCTTGAGCCATAGCTCCACGGAAACGTATTTCTGGTCTAGCTTTGTAGTTAAACTCATATATTTTGTAACCGTCATCAGATGTGCCAACTTGTTCTACATTTTCTTTTAGTTTAATATCAGATCCTGTTGGGCCAGTAGGGTTTAGTAAAGTGTATATACCACCACCGGGTAAGAATGGTGTAGCAATACTCATTACAGAGCTAGCAACTTGTAGGAATCCACTGAACCTATCTGTTGGTGACAACATTACAGGTGCTCCATATGCAGCTGGTATACCTAGTGCTTCTCTTGCTTTAGCGTTTGCATTTAAGAACTTACGTCTTGCACCTTCTTGTGCATACGCCATGTTTCTACCAAATGTAGCGTCCATTACACTGTCTACTTTGGCAACTGTGTTTAAATATTTTAAATAGCTGTTACGGCCAGCAGATAAAGCTCTACCGCCTTGTAAGGATTTACCTCTGCTCTTGCTTGCAAAGTACTTAGCTGCTGCATTTTGTACAGCTAAACGTCCTTTTCCTTGAGTATAGAGAGCCTTGACGTACTGATCGCTGAGATCTCGTCCGTATCCTATGATGTTTCTATCTTTAGCTCTACGTAAGCTAGTCTCTTTGTTAAAAAACTTAAGACCTTGTTGAGCAAAGGTAGCGTTTTTTTCTCTCCATCTTTGTTTTTGTTGGGCTCTTAGACCCGCATTAGCGTCTACGCACACGGCAAAATTCAATAAATGTTACATTGTTTGGCCCCCATTCAAACTTACGTAAGAATTTAAAGCCAAGGAACTTGAGTAGTTTTAAATGTACTTTATTCCTATAGTCAACTTTATTCCAAAGCAAAGGCTCAGTACGGCTATCGACATACCGCTTGGCCTCTCTTGCAAATAAAATCGGTTTTTCGTAGATAACTGGAGTGCAAAGCATCCATATATCTCCTTGTTGACCTACGCCTGCCATACCAGCAATCTTGCCGCTAGGGGACGTAAAATAGACTCCAGAGGGTGCTTGAGCCATTATGGGTAGATAGACCTTCGGATCTATTCCATAGCCCTCTGAGATCTCTCTGAAGTCGTCTGGGCGTAAGTTAGAGGCCACCTCTAGGGCAACCTCTGGTGTAAGTGGGTGAATGTATTTACTCATAAATTTTCATATATCGGTTCTAACTTTTCTATTGTATCTGCCATCCAAGGCTCCCATGGTACTTGTTTCATTCCTTTTTGGAAGTATCTTTCATACCATCTGTTAGTTTTCATTCTCCAATAGAAGTATCTAAGTTCTTTTTCTGTGAGTTGTACGTTATACACGGCGATAATATTTGGGTGAATAGTCTCCTTCCCAAGACATTGATCTTAATGTAGCTGGGGCAGGGTGTGAGGATTTGAGTGTTATCTCAACGTTTGTGTTTTTTTCGTAGACTGGGACAGTCTGTATAAACTCTTCGAGATATGGTGCATCAGATGCGTCGTACTCGTCAAGCTCTGTTGATTCGTAGATTTCTGTGTAGTCATTTTTACCAACTCGTTCAAGTGTAGATTCGTATAGACCTATCTTACCAAAGTGAAACTTGACTCTATGTATAACTAAAGACGAGTTTACGTCTGCTGTAGCACGTGAGCCGTCTACTTTTGTAGGATAGAGTGTTGGTAGTTTAACTTGGTATGGGTAGATATAGCCTATGGTAAGTGTAACACCAGACCAGTCGCCAGTCAAGGTAAAACTTGTACCTGACACTGTAGCCTTGGCATACCGACCAACCCGAGAAGAGTTGGTGTTTGTGTCAATCACGACTAGATCATGGTTAGGTGTGGTAACTGTATTTAGCCACCCCACACCACTGAAGGTTGTGGTGTTTGTAGTTGCGTTAAAGCTGCCACCGCTAACAGTAGTATGATTATCCACATGAAGTAAGAAGTCGACATTATCTTGTACTATAGAAGGGTCTGTTTCAGTTTGCACTAGCTTTATGCTTTGTAGATAATAGTCACTATCTAGAAAGAAGTACTCGTCATTGATAATAAAATGATATGTCAATGGATTGTTGAGCTTCCATTTAAACCACGCAGCTTGTGCTCGTTTTTCTGCGGTTTGGAAATATTTATAACCAAACACAGTATCTGTTCCTGTTTTACCTATCAACACAATAGAGTTTTCTCTAGAGTTAGTCATTAGGTCTATGTTCTTAGGTAGTAACGTAGGAACAACTTTACTTACCTCGATTATATTAGGCTCTCCTTCTCGTGCTGAGTTAGCCATCTCGTTGAACCTACTAAACTTACCAGAGTTATCTATGTAAGCCACTGTAGTTCCTAGAGATATAGGAGCCATGTTTTCATTATAATTAAACGTAGCTATACTTCTCAGTTTAGCTGTGTCAGGGTTAAATACTGTATCATCTGATGCCAGTAAAAACTGTTGGTTTGTACTAAAGACAAGCAGACCAGCGTTGATTTCTATACCATCAAATAAGTCAGATGGAAACATAGATGCGGCTGATATATCTACAGGGTCAGCAACTGATACTGTAAGAGCTGTTTCGATAAAGAAGTTGGGCTGTCCTAATGTACCCGGCCTCGATGTTACTACATTTTCGCCTGCTAGTACTGCTAATCTATTACGAAAAAACAATACTTTGTTAATACGTTTACCTACAAATGATGGCATAGGGTTAGTAAATGTATCACCGACATCTCGTACACCATAGTCAAACGGTCTAACTGTAAATGTGGTTGTGGCAGTACGTTGTATAACCAATGGCATGTTAGTTAGGGTTGTGGTAATACCTGACTTTGCACACTCAGTCCAAGATCCACTACCATCTTTATCATTCTGACCTTCAAATTTTAGATAGTAGTCATCCTCTTCTGATCGTAAAGCGTTGGAAACTCTAACTATGTAACCGTGTTTACACTGGTTTGGTAAAGATTGTACATCATTGACAGAGCTTTGCATGACTCTCATCAGGTCATTTTCTACTACATTTATTGTAAACGAACTGGTGCTAAAAAAGTAAATACCATTACCTATCTGTTTAGCATTGATACCACTAGGTAATGCTGCTAAAATACCACCAATAACTGTATCAGCTGTAACTGCTGTTTGAGCATCAAACGGTGTAGGCTCAGGACGTATAACGCCATCACCATTACTACTGATTGTACCATTTACTTCTGTTTGTTCTACTTCCTCTACAGTAATTGTATACTGTGCAGCAGTAGTTTGTGCTTGTGTTTTGTTAGTACCACCGCCACCTTTTGCAGAGTCTAGTGCTACAACTACTTTATCTCCAACTTTCCAACCTTCACCACCATGTAGTAATACTACTTCTCTCTGGTAGCTACATTGGTAGTCATCACCGTTGGGGCCTTGGTCATCACCAGTGTAGTTAGGACTAACACCCTGTTGACCTAGAGCATTAACTCTAAATATTAAGTTTTTAGGTGCACCAATGTTTCGACTATTGCCATCTATTGTTGCTGTTCGGGCAGAGTTACCTAAATCATTATTACCGCTGTCCTTAACTGATACAGTAGTAACATTACTATAACTACTAGCACCAGTTACTGCAAATACTTGAGTACCGATTCCGGGACATGATCCAGACCCATCGCCCTCATATAGAGTATCATCTGTAATAGCAATACGTGTAGCACGAGAGATGCCTGTAACGTCAGCGGTTCTAAATATATCCAAACCATATTGTCTTCCGTTTTCTGTTCGTAATAATTCTAACATCGCAAAGTGAGCATCCGGTGGAGATGCTGATGTGCCAGTCTCTCCGACTATAGTATTAGAATTAGAAGAGTCCCTACTGTTAACAAATGTAGTATCATTGATAGTAAGGAACTGTAAGTTTTCTGGGTCACTTGTTGCTAGATATGCTTGTACTGCTGACTGATGATCTGTGCCGTCATGTGTGTAGCTTGTAGTCATTTGCTGTCCGTCACTACAACGCCACACACGTACCTGACCATCAGCAGCTACTTGTCCTATGTAAGATCCCTCTGTCTCATCACGAAAGTAATGAAACCAAGACCCACCACTTTGTACATTGGTGAGTGCATCAGTTCCAATTCTTTTAGCACCCGGTCTTTTAAATAGTCCTTTGGTAACGTCTGGTATAGCGTTTACTATGTCTGTTACTTGGCCGGGAAACTTTAGGTTGTCAGGCTGTTCTGACATACCTAATGAGAACTGAGGAATAGTTTGTGTTACGCTTGCCATTATCGTCTAAGGTTTCTCCAAGGTTGGTAAGTTTGATATGCAGTGCCCTCTGGGAATCCCATCATGCTGTGATCTCCTTGGTTGCACTCGTATTCTTGTAGAGCTGCTCGAGCTAGGCTAGCTTGATTAGTCAGCAGTCTAACAAGTTGTGGGTTTGCAACAAGCTGTGTAGCTGCT